ATGGCTACAGTTAAAGAAAATGCACACTATATTGCTATTGAAGATTTAAAGGGTGATTTAATCCCTGCAATCTATAAAGTATTAAAAACTTTCAGCGATTACGAAAACGCAGTAGACGCTTAATTAAGGCAAAAGATGACCATCACAGCTAATTTCCCTAGTATTAGACCTACGCTATTACTAGACTTTGCTAATACAGAAGTCTTAGACCCTCGTATTACCTTTAGCAGACCTACTACAGCTACTTATTATGATGCTAAAACAAGTGCAGTAGCAGAGCAGAATTTAACTACATATAGCCAAGCATTTTCTAATACTGCTGGTTGGACAACAGGAAATTTGACTGTAACTGGTAATGCTACTACTGCGCCAGACGGAACAACAACGGCATCTTTGGCTGTTCCTGATACTACATCAAACTATCATATTGTTTACAACGCTCCAGCAATTACAGTAGCATCAGGTTCTTTTACTGTCAGTTTTTATGCAAAACCATCATCTTATAATTTTGTTTATATAAGAGAAAATTTAGACGGCACATATAGTAATACATTTTTTAATGTGTCTACAGGCGCATTGGGAACTGTGGCGGCTGGCAGAACTGCAACTATTACGGCTTCTGCAAACGGATATTATCGTTGTACTGTAACTGTAACTGCTACTGCTGGTTCAAGAGGATTTAACTTTGGAGTATGTTCTACGGATAACACACCAGTATTTACTGGAGATGGAACTTCAGGTGCATATCTATGGGGCGCACAAATAGAACAGCGCTCTGCCGTTACTGCTTACAACGCTACTACTACTACAGCAATAACTAACTACATTCCTGTATTACAAACAGCAGCTACTAATACAGCTAGATTTGACCATAACCCTACTACAGGTGAATCTTTAGGCTTACTGATAGAGGAGCAGAGGACTAATTTAGTTACATACAGCTCTGATTTTAGTAATGTGGCATGGACTTCAGCAGCATCTAATGTGACATTAAATTCTAATACAATTATTGCTCCTGATGGTACTTTAACTGGCGATACATTAATTTCCACAATTACTAATGGAAATCACTTTTTGCGTCAAGACATAAGCGGATTAACAAACGCAGCTACTTACACAATTTCTTTATTTGCAAAAGCTGGCGGCTACAATAGGTTTGATTTGCTAGGCGGTTTCAGCAGCGCAACAGGTGGTGCGGCATTTGACCTATCTACTGGAACTGTAACCTCAGGTACAGGTCAGATTAGTGCAGTAGGTAATGGTTGGTATCGTTGCTCAACACAAGTTGTGATGAGTGGAACAACTATTTTTTTATTAATTCGTGGACTTACAAATGCTGGCGCAGCTTCTTTTGCTGGTGATGGTTATAGTGGAGTTTACATCTGGGGCGCACAACTAGAAGCTGGTGCATTCTCTACATCATATATCCCTACAGTAGCTTCTCAAGTAACTAGAAGTGCTGATAGTGCAAGCATGACAGGAACTAACTTTAGTAGTTGGTATAACCCGTCTGAAGGAACTTTGTATGCTGAAGCTAAAACTTCAAGTACAGCAGATAGCATTGAAAGAGTGGCACTACAACTACTTGAAAATGGTCAAGATAACTTTGTAATAGTTGGCTCATACAACGGTCAAGGTCGTGTACGAGTATTTGATAATGGTTCAAATCAAGCTACTTTATCATTAGATAGCGTATCAGGATTTTATAAAATTACAGGAACATATAAAACCAATGATGTTGCTGGTGTAGTCAATGGTGGAACTGTAAGCACAGATACTTCTGTAACTTTAGCTTCCTTTAATAGATTAAATACTGCAAACATTGGTCTTTACTATATTAGTTCTCGTTATATCAATGGCACTATTAAAAAGATAGCCTACTACCCAATTCGTGTAACTAACGCACAACTACAAGGACTAACAGGATAATGGCTACTCCATACTACTTAGCATTTACTGACGAAGCACAAGCTAATTCTGTGCTTTATACCACTACTCCAGCCGTAGTAGACGAAGATGGCGAAATAATTGCCGAAGAAACAGTAACCCCTAACTACTCTAATATTTCCACTATTGGCACAGTTTATGAGCCAGCACCTATTCCTACACCCGAAGATTATGTTCCTGTGCCATACCCAGCACCGAATTATGGGGTTAATGTATTGGTATTAGAAAATGAAGATGCAGAGCCTTTAATGCCTTATGCTGTGATGCCTAGTCCTTTTCCACAAAGGGTATGGGCCATTTAAATGTTTGGATTTTCTAGCTTTTCTAGCTTACCTTTTTCATCGTTACAAATAACGATAACGCCAACACCACCTGCTAGAGGCGGTGATGATGGTGGTTGGACTAGAGAAGAAAGAAAACGCTATAAAGTTCTGCAAAAGAAGTTAAGAATTGCAGAAGAAAAGCGTATTGAAGCAATTAAAGATGACGCTAAAAAGCGTAAGCAAACTATTGCTGATTTAATTGACCCACCAAGCAAACCAAAGAAAAATAAAGTAGAATTAAAACAAGAAGTTAGCGTTGATATACCGTCAAACCTAGCAAATATTGACCGTTACATCGCTAATCTTGTTAAACAACAACAAGACTTGCAAGCAGCAGTAGCCATTAGAGAAGCCAAACTTCGTTTAGAACAAGAATTGGCAATTTTAGAGGCAAAGCGCCAACAAGAATTAGACGATGAAGAGGCTCTACTATTACTTATATAAACCCACACGCACAATACAAACTAGCATACGAACACCTACACGCTGGCCGTTACGAAGCTGGCTTTCGGTTATTTGAGTACCGTTGGCATCCTGACATAGTGGCTAGACAAGCAGTTCCTTATGCCCCTGCCTTAAAGATGCCTGTGTGGAGAGGTGAACCCCTGATGGGTAAATCGATCACCGTGCAGATGGAACAAGGATTTGGTGACATTTTAATGTTTGCGCGATTCTTGCCAGCATTAAAAGCATTGGGCGCGAAGCAGGTAGTTGTGCTGCAAGAAGGCACATTACACTTTTTGTTAGGTCAAATCCATTCTGTAGATGTGTTTAGCAACGGTATAGAAGGTGTTGCCAACGAATCTGACTACTGGATCGGGTCAATGTCCCTGCCTTACTACATTTCTTTGTCACATCCGCTCGTAAAGGCAATGTTTCCAGTAACAAAAAACAAGATTATTGGCTCAGAAGGCTATCTACACGCACAACCATCCAATATTCCACCCAAAATTGGGGTAAATTGGGAAGCATCCAAGCAAACTTTGTACTACATCAAGTCAATTGCCAACGAACACATGGAGCAACTGGTCGGTGATGACGCTTACAGCTTAAATCCAAACTCTGACGGGCTATTTCATCCACTTCCTGACGATGGATGGAAAAAAGATTGGGTTAAAACAGCCAGCCACATGATGGCCATGAAGGGTATCGTAACAGTAGACACAGGAACGGCTCATCTTGCAGGTGCATTGGGAGTTAAAACCATTGTCTTGCTGCCAAAAGAAGAATTTGTGTGCTGGCGTTGGAAAAATGCCCGTTGGTACGACAGCGTAGTTTGTTTAAGACCACACGAATACGACCAAATACCCGATCTGATAAGGAGAATGTAATGGCTTTAGTAAAAGTCACCGTAACCTGCCCACATTGCAAGGTAGACCACCAAGAATACGATCAATCACAGTTTAATGACCGCGAAAAGTATCTTGCTTACTGGAATATGCCGTTTGAAGGCCCTGAAGCTGATGCTGCTTGGGCTGAAAAAGAGAATATGTCCTACCGCCCTGCACCTACGGTTATCCCTGACATTGAAGGCCACATCAGTATGGCTGACGGGTCTTGGGTATCATCCCGCTCTAAACACCGTGAAAACTTAAAGCGTAATAACTGTATTGAAATTGGCAATGATGTGCCTATGAACCAAAAAGTGCATGAAATTTCAAGAAAAGACCAAGAAACCCGTAAGCGTCAAATTGCGGAATTAGCGTACGAAAAGTTAAGATAAGGAGCATTAAATGAGCGAAGAATTAGACCGTAGAGAGATGCTAGAAGCTGCAATTGAACAAGCTGAAGAAGGTACATTAGAAGCACCTATAGAAAAGGAGATTGAAGTAAATGACGATCCAATCCAAGCCGAAGAAAAAGCCAGCCCTGAAGAAAACCGTGACGAAAAAGGTCGCTTCAAAGGTAAGTCCGAAGAAACCACAGACGATACCGATAAAGAACCTGAACTGGCTACAGAAGCTAGTGCTTCTAATGAAGAAGAAATAAAAAGACCCACCACATGGAAAAAAGAGTATGTGGAAATTTGGGACAAGATGGAAAAGGGCGAACCTTTAAAGAAAGAGGATTTTGCCAAGTTTGCTGAGTACGCTAACCAGCGCGAAGCTGAGTACAAGCGTGGTGTATCTGCCTACAAAGCAGAAGCAGACAATGCTCGCCAGTTAACAGAAGCTATTGGGCCATTTGTACCTGAATTACAAAAGCATGGCATCCATCCTGTTTCTTGGATTCAGAATTTAGGCAGAGCGCACTACACCCTAGCAAACGGAACATACGAGCAAAAGGTGCAGATGTTTCATAGACTTGCACAAGACTATGGCGTACAATTAAACCAAGATGCACTTCAGATGCCTGAACAGGCGTATGTAGACCCGTATCAACAACAGTTAATGCAACAACTTCAAGCTACCCAGCAACAAGTTCAGCAACTGTCAGCGATTCGGGAGCAGGAAGAAAATGCTCGATTGATGAATGAGATCAGTCGGGTAAGTAGTAACAAAGAGCGGTTTCCGCACTTTGATATGGTAAGGGAAGATATGGCTCAATTACTTGAGCGAGGTTTGGCCCAAGACCTAGAATCAGCTTATGCAAAAGCTGTGCGTATGAATGACGATGCCTACAAGCTAGAACAGGAAAAACTCCTCAAGTCTGCAAGTACCCAAGCATCTAAGGCACAACAAGTAGCAAAAGCGAAGGCAACTGCTGTTAGTCCAAAATCTGTTACACCTAGCGGATTAGTGAAAAACACGGATGCAAAGGACAGACGCTCGGTGCTGATGGCTCAATTAGCCGAAGCCGAAAGCGGCAGGGTTTAACTTAATTTAATAAAGGAAATATCATGGCATTCGCAAATAGCGCAATCACCGATATTATCGCTACTACCATTCAAAGCCGTAGCGGAGTATTGGCAGATAACTTGACACAAAATAACGCAATCCTACAAAGATTGAATTCTAAGGGCAATGTACGCCCATTCTCAGGTGGTAATGTGATTTTGGAAGAAATCATGTACAACGACCCAAATACTAACAACGCTAACTCATACAGTGGCTACGAAGTATTGAACATCACTCCTGATAGCCCAATCTCTGCGGCTCAGTTCAGCATTACTCAGTACGCTGATTCTGTGACAATGAGTGGTCTAGAAATGTTGCAAAACAGTTCTAAAGAACAAATCATCGACCTGTTAGATGGCCGTATGCAAGTTTCTGAAGCCCGTTTGCTAAACCGTATCTCTACTGACATCTATGGTGACGGTACAGGTAACGGTGGTAAGAACATTACTGGTTTGGCTGCTGCTGTTTCTACATCACCTACAAGCGGTACATACGGTGGTATTAACCGTGCAAACTGGACATTTTGGCAGAATCAAGCAACAACTGGTGTAACTGGTTACGCTAACATTCAAGCTAAGATGACTGACGCTGCTATCAAATCCGTTCGTGGAACAGACAAGGTTGACTTAATCGTTGCTGGTAACAACTTCTACTCTTACTATGTTCAATCATTGCAAGCAATTCAGCGTATCGCTGGTGTAGAAGAAGGTGCAGCAGGTTTTGCATCCCTCAAGTTCTATGGTGGTGGTATGTCTGCTGATGTGGTATTGGGCGGTGGTTATGGCGCACAAGAAAACACAAACTATATGTATTTGCTAAACACAAATTACATTTTCTTGCGTCCACACAAAGAGCGTAATTTCGTTCCAATCGGTGGTGAGCGTCAATCCATTAACCAAGATGCTATTGTTAAGTTGTATGGTTGGGCTGGTAATTTAACTTGCTCAAATGCATTCTTGCAAGGCGTTTTGACAACCTAATCCATTGATTTGAAAGGAAAATTATCATGGCATATTCAGTTCTCCCAATCGCTGGCGTAGATTTGTACAACACAACTAATACAAATCCAAACTCTGCTGGCACAGCAATTGCAACATTTGGCCCACTTGGTGCTGAAACTTTCGGTAGCGATGGCTTCCGTTATGTTTTTGCTCAAGCAGCCACAGCAATTGGCGCATCAACCGCTACTTGCGTAATCAACGCATCTACATTCCAAGTTACTTTGGGTGTAGGTACTTATGTTGCTGGTGCTTCTATGGCATCAGGTGACTATGGTTGGTTTGGCAAAGCTAGTGTTTAATAGCTTTTTGTAGTAAAAATAGGGGGTTGGCTCAAAAGGCTGACCCCTTTTCTTTTAATTAACCCTAACTACTTAGGAGATTTAAAAATGGCTTTACCTTCAGATGAACAAAACGCAGACAGTCGTTTACAGGTTCGTTTTTACAAACGACCAGTTAAACAAGAGCAAGAATCCATAGACGCTGGCAGACCAATCTTTAAAGAGTTTGATTTTGTCCATATTTGCGTAGCTGGTGATACTCTTACCGAAATTGATACCTACGCCCTAGAAAACCACAAGCAGCGTTTTCCGATCCAATGGGCAAACTACCAAAATCGCTTGGGTGCAGATGACCACGAAGTTATTGGTACACCCGTATCTGAATGGCCGTTGGTATCTAAATCACAGGCTGAAGAACTACGGGCTATGCGGTTTTACACCGTAGAATCTGTTGCAAATGCGTCAGATCAGCAGATTCAACGCATGGGTATGGCGGCAGGAATGTCACCCTACGCATTTCGCGACAAGGCAAAGGCATTTTTAAATCTAGCAACCAGTTCGGCAGAAACTGACAAGCGTGAACAAGAAATTAACGCATTAAAAGAAGAACTTGCCAAAAAAGAGTTAGAAACTGCTAAAATGAAGGCAGAAACAGATGCGAAGCTGGCTCAAATGCAAGATCAAATGGCCGCTATACTTGCTGCTGTTGGTGAGAAAAAACCCCGTAAAAAGACGGTAGCCACAGAGGAAGTCTAATATGTCATACACAATGCTCCAATTGGTTCAACAGACTACTGCTGAACTAAATTTGTCCGTACCATCTTATGTCATTGGAAATCAATCACAGGATGTGCAGCAAATTCTTGCGTTAATGAACGGTGCTGGTTACGACCTAGTAAAAGAGCATGATTGGCAAGCATTGGAGATTGAATATCGTTTTTACACAAATGCAATAACCACGACCTGCGACACTACAAATGGTACTTACTTATTAAATAACATTCCTAGTACCGCAGGTCTTGATAGCAATTACTCAATTGTTGGCACTAGCGTTCCACAAGATACCTATGTTGACAATGTTATTGACGCAAATAGCCTTACAACCACGCAGTTATCTTCAGCAACATCCGTAGGTGGATCAGTTACATTTAGCCGTACCATTTACCCGTTGCCTGATGACTACGAAACCATCACAGATAACACGCATTGGGATAAGACCAAGCATTGGCAGATGTTAGGGCCTGTAGACGCTCAACAATGGCAATGGCTTAAATCAGGCTATATCTCAACTGGCCCTAGAGTGCGCTGGCGTATTCTTGGCAACAAGTTTCAGATTTGGCCACCGTACAACACCCAAGAATATTTAGGTTTTGAGTACCGCTCTAAGGGATTTGTCAGAAGTGCTACCGATGAGGTAAAGAACAGTTTTACTGCCGATACTGACACAACCGTGTTTGATGATCGTTTAATGGTTTTGGCTACTAAACTTAAATACTTCCAAATTAAGAACTTTGATACTACCGCCTTGTACCAAGACTATATGCGTTACCTGTCAGTTGTTAAGGCTAACGATAAAGGCTCTGCTACCCTCTCATTCGCGCCACAACCTAGTGCTGTGTTAATTGGCTGGGCAAATATTCCTGATACTGGCTACGGTAGTTAATCATGCCAGCACAAGGGCGTAAGGCTACAACAACTTCAGTTGCCGCCCCACTTGGGGGTTGGAACGCTAGGGATTCTATTGCCGAAATGAATCCTATGGATGCAACGGTATTGGAAAATTTCTTTCCTACCCCATCTGATGTTAGTTTGCGTAAGGGCTATACACAACACGCCACAGGTATCACAGGCGAGGTTGAATCCTTGATGAGTTACAACGGCCCTGTAACCGAAAAGTTGTTTGCTATCGCTAGTGGCAAGATTTATGATGTAACCGCTACAGGAGCAGCTACCCAAGTCTATACGGGATTAAGTAATTCCAAGTGGCAACACATTAATGTGTCTACGGCTGGTGGCCACTTTTTGGCTATGGTTAACGGTACTGACCCTGCAATGATCTACAACGGCACAAGCTGGATCGTTGTGGCAAGCACATCAACCGCACAAACAATTAGTTCTATCACCCGTGTAGGAACGCTGGCAACATTAAATACCGCAGCCCCACACGGATTGGTTACTGGTAATCAGGTCACCGTAACAGGCGCAACACCGTCTGACTTTAACGGTACATACATCATTACCAAAACAAGCAATACCCAGTTTCAGTACACGATGGCCACAACCCCTGCCAGCAATGCTACGGTAGTTGGCACATATTCTGTAAACATAGCGGTTACTGGCGTTAACTCGAATACCTTTGTAAACATCAATTTATTTAAAAACCGCTTGTGGTTTGTCCAAGAAGATAGCCTAAAAGCGTGGTATCTAGACCCTTTAGCGGTTGGTGGCGCGGCTACAGCATTAGACTTAAGCGGTATTGCTAGTAGCGGTGGTTACCTGCAAGCTATGGGTACATGGACACTTGACGCAGGTCAAGGCGCAGATGACTACGCTGTATTTGTTACCAGCATGGGTCAGGTCATCATTTATAACGGTACAGACCCTAGCGTAGCTGAAACTTGGCTGATGAAGGGTGTATGGCAGTTTGGTCAAACCTTTAACCGCAGATGCTTTTTCAAGTGGGCAGGTGACCTGCTTTTGCTAACTCAAGACGGACTTGTGCCTTTATCGAGCGCACTCCAATCATCCCGTTTAGACCCTAGAATAAACCTAACTGACAAAATTTACTACGCTGTAAGTCAAGCGGCCACCAATTATTATGACAACTTTGGTTGGCAGATCAACTATTTTGCTAGTGAAAATATGCTGATACTGAATGTGCCTATCTCAAGCGGTACACAGCAATTTGTCATGCACACTATTACCAAGTCTTGGGGTCAGTTTACTGGCATCGAAGCCAATTGCTGGGAAGTACACGGCAAGGAAGGTATGTACTTTGGCGGTAACGGATTTGTGGGTAATTTTTATAACACCACATCCGACAATGGTTCAAACATCAACGCCAACTGCCAACAGGCGTATAGCTATTTTGATTCTAGGGGTACGCTCAAACGCTTTACTATGGTACGCCCTATCATCATTACTGATAATGCTTTGCCGACTGTATTGGCTGGTATTAGCACCGATTTTGACCCTGTTAGCCCTAACGGATCGGTAACCTTTAACCCTGCGCTTGTTTCAATTGGTGAGTGGGACACAGCCCTTTGGGATTACAGTATTTGGGGTGGTGGCGTGTATGTCAATAAACAATGGCAAGGTGTTACTGGGTTAGGCTACGCTGGCGGTATTAACCTGTCGGTAGCGTCACAGGGAGTAGATTTCCATTGGGCTAGTACCGATTATGTATTCGAAACTGGGGGCGTATTGTAAATGCTTTGGGTTGCCAATACATTGGAATTAAAGGATATTGCGGCTAAAATACTATATAACGAGATAGGAGTTCAGCGTTGTGATGATTTACAAGCCATATTTTGGGCTGATGAGAATAACAATGTTGAGTGGTGCGTTGGTTACACAGCATTTATAGGTAAAACCTGTCAGATTCATGTAGTTGCATTAAAGGGTGGTTATACACCCAAGCAGTTTTTAAAAGCAGCATTTGATTACCCGTTTAATCAATGTGGTCTTGAAATGATTTTTGGCATAGTAAATAGTAAAAATGAAAAAGCTATGAAATATGACCAAAAACTAGGTTTTACAGAAGCAAAGCGTTTTGTAGGGATGCATGATGATGGCGGTGACCTTGTAGTTTTTGAAATGAATAAAGCTGATTGTAGATGGATCAGGGAGCGTAAAAAATGAGCATATTAAGAAGCAAACATTCGGGATGGACTTGGGATAACAAGCGCACACCATTTGGCGGTGGTAAGGGCAGTTCAGCACCACCCCCACCTGATTATACTGGGGCTGCAAAGCAAACAGCAGCAGGTAATTTAGAGGCGGCCCGTGCTGCTGCATCTGCTAACCGTGTAAACCAAGTTACTCCCTACGGTAATTTAACCTATTCGCATAATCAAACGCCTACATTTAATTCTGAAGCCTATAGAACCGCTTTAGATGCCTACAATCAGGCAAGACAAAGCTATCAGCCATCTACCGATGAGTACGGCAATGTAATCAATGCCGCGCCAACAGCACCAAATTACGCTGATTTTATGACTACCCCAAACCCTGACGAGGGATGGACTGCTACTACCCAATTAAGCCCCGAACAACAGCAACTGCTTGATATTCAAAATCAAACTAGCCTTCAGTTAGGTGGATTGCAGCAAAAGGGTCTTGGTTATGTTGAAAACATGATTAACAAGCCTTTTGATACAAGCACATTGCCACAGGTAGGTATCAATGCTGGTGAAAACTACTCTGACGCAATCATGCGTAGATTACAGCCACAGTTACAAATGGAGCAAAAATCATTTGACCAGCAAATGGCTAATCAGGGTGTTCCCGTTGGTTCAGAAGCGTACACCAACGCTAGACGAATTTTTGACATGAAGCAAAATGATCGACTTGTTGCGGCTCAAACTGGTGGTATTGGGGTTGGTTTACAAGCTAATCAGCAAGGGTTTAACCAGCTTGGATATATCCGTAACGAGCCAGTAAACACATTAAACGCTATTCGTTCAGGCTCTCAGGTTACTAACCCTACTTTTCAGTCTGTTCCACAGCAAGCTACTACGCAGGGTGCTGACATCTTGGGCGCAACTCAGGCAGGGTACAACGCCCAGCTTGGTGCTTCTAACGCGTCAAATGCTGCAAGCGCAGCCAATACAGGTGGCTTGTACCAGCTAGGCGGTACAGCATTGATGGCTGGTGCATTCTTTTAATGAATGAGTTTTTAAGCCGCCACAAGAAGGTGGCTTTAATGTTTTCAGGTGGTAAAGATTCAGTAGCGTGTTTTGAGTTAATTAAGCCGTATTTAGATAAAATAGTGGTAATTTGGGTAAATACAGGTTCAAATTTTCCCGAAGTTGAAGAGTGTGTAACAAAAGTAGCTTTAGAAGTACCTAATTTTGTAGAAGTACCTACAAATCAGGCGTGGTCAGTTGAAATTAATGGCTATCCTACTGATGTAGTACCAGTAAATTTTACAAAAATGGGTCAATGCTTTACTAAACCTAAAGACATTGTGCTCAGAAGCTATTTGGAGTGTTGTAACGAGAACATTTGGTCACCAGCCTATGCGAAAGTAAAGGAATTGGGGATCACAGGCGTGATTAGAGGGCAAAGGGATGACGAAAGTCACCGAGCAGCCGTAAAATCAGGCAATGTAGTAGATGGGATTGAATACTTTTTTCCATTGCAAGACTGGAGTGGCAACGATGTCAACGAATACCTGATAAAACAGGGCGTTGAGATGACCGAGCGTTTATTGATGCAAAGTCATACATCTTTGGACTGCTGGAATTGCACGGCTTTTACCGAAAACAGCGTAGAACGAATGGAATATATGAAAAAGCATCACCCAAACAAACATCAATCTGTTGTCAAATTACTGCAAAGAATCGATAATGCAGTTATGAGCGAAATGCTTGGAATCAAGCAAATTTTAAGGAAATAAAATGCCAAACGACTATACATCTGCTTACGCCCCAATGCAATCAAATGCTCAATACAGCCAACCCCAAGTTATGGGTCAAGGCCAACAAGATGCTATGCACCAAGCCATGTTACAGCAGCAGCAACAACATAACAACCAATCTGCCAATATTGCTGGCCAGCCTAACGGTTTAAGCCGTATGACAGCCCCTATGCAACAGATGATGTTAGCCCAAGCATTGCGTCAAGGTGGTACTGGAGCAAACTCTGTGGAACTCCCTAAACTAGACCCACAAATGAGTGGAGTAGCAGGAATGGGTAATTCTACAGGCACAGGCGTTACTTACGGTGGCATTAATTTTGGGCAAATAGACCCTAATGCAACTGGCGGTTATGGTCTTAAATAAGGAATAAATATGGCACTTAATCCATTTACAGGTGGTGCAGCAGCTTTATCGGATATTCCAGTAGAGTTACAGCCACAATTTCAACAAGCTGGCCGTCAGCAGCAGATGGCTGATTTACTCATGCAACAAGGTTTGCAGGGTCAACCACAAGGTCAGATGGTTAGTGGCCATTATGTAAAGCCTAGTTGGGCGCAACAGCTTGCCCCAGTAGCCAATCAAGCATTAGGTCTTTACGCAGGTTACCAAGCGGACAAAGCACAGACAGACCTTGCAGCAGCTTTGCGTGGTAAGCAAGAAGAAATTATGACCAAGTGGGCTAACGCTACCCCTGCCGAGAAATTTGCTCTTGGTACAAGCCCGTATGCTCCTAAAGGATTACAGGCAGCTACATGGGAACGCCTTAAACCACAAAATCTTCCTGAAGGCGCAACTATTGCTGAATATGACATTAACAAAGGTGCATATACACCTACTGCACAAGGTGGCCCTAAATTGTCTAACGACATTAAGTACGCTATTGCTGTTGGTGGTTTACCTGCTGATTATTCTTCATGGACACCTGCACAACAAAAATATGCACAAAGTCTTATTAAGGATAAAGAAGCATCGGGCGCGGCTCGTTATGACTTTACTAACCTTCTTGGTAAAAGCACGATTAATCAAATTGGCCCAATGCTTGAAACATCTAAGGGCGGTGCTATTGAAGCTATTGACACCGCTAACGCTGCAGCCCGTGTTCTTGGCGCATTAAATACAGGAAAAGCGTTAACTGGCCCTGCTGCAAATCAACGCTTGGCAACAAACCAAGTAGGACAAATGCTGGGTATTTCAGGTACAAACGAAGAAGTATCTACACAAACCCGTGCCTTGATTCAAAACCTTGCTAAATTAACATTACAAGGCCGTAAACAAATGAAAGGTCAAGGTGCTGTTAGCGAAACTGAAGGCGCATTGGCTGAAAAAGCAGAATCAGGAAACATCAACTTTACTCGGGGCGAAATTAAACAATTGGCTGATGCCGCTTTGCGTACAGCTAAATGGAAATATCAGCAGCACGAAAATATGATGACACCGTTGCGTGAAGATGAACCAAAAGCATCAAGATATTACGAAGTACCAGTAAATCCATCTATTTTTGAACCACCTGCACCTAAAACTGTAGGTGGATCACAAACAGTAAACGATGCTTTAGCTATTGTTCGGGGCAATAGATAATGGGCGCAAATGCTGAAGAACTAGCACAATGGATCGTAAAACATCCTGACCTGAAAGGCACACCGCAATTTGAAACGGTGGCTAAAGGTTTGGAAGAAGCAGTCCAAGCTGAAAAGTTACAAGCTGGTCAAGGCGAATATGCTGGTGAAAATGTATTGTACGAAAAGCCACAGGTAGGTGTAGGCCGTAAATTGGCACAAAGTGCTGGCAAAGGTGTAGCTGGTGCATTAGATGTGCTTGTGGGGGCTATTCCTGCTGTTGGCAATATGTATCAATACGCAACCAACAAAGATATGCCTTTAGTGCCTTATCCAGCACCAGTAACAACTTCATTAACTAAGGCTGGTGTATTTACACCTGAAGCTGAATTTAACACCCCTATCGGGCGCGTAGCCGATGTTGCAACTCAAATGTACACAGGCGGTGGATTTAATCCCCTTAAAAGCGCAAAGATTTTAACTACCAAGCCATTATTTGACGCTAGTAAAGAAATTGGTAAACAAGTTGCATTAACTGGAGCGCAAGGCATAACTGCTGGCGGTACTTCTGAATTTCTTAAAAGTTCAGGAATTGATAATCCACTAGCCCAGTTTGCCTTAACTGGCGGTGCAACAATGGCCGCAGGTGCGCCATTCGGTATTCGTAATACAGCTTCAGATATTGTCAATAAAGGTTTGCAAAATGTAACGCCTGAACAAATCCGTATGGCTGATATGCTGATGAAAAAAGCAGAAAGCATGGGCGCGCCAATTACGGGTGCTGAAGCTATTGCACAGGTTACGGGTAACAAGTCATTGTTAGGAACACAGCGTTTTGTAGAGAATGCACAAGCATCACAGCCAACAATGAATCAATTTATGGCTGGCAGACCGCAAGGCCAGCGTCAAGCATTCAAGTCTAGCGTTGATGTTATCGGATTGCCACCTAGTTCAGAAACACCATTTAACTTGCAACAAGCAGGTCAGCAAGTAGTTCGCGGTGCTGAACAAGGCGTTACCAATAAGGTTGCACCTTTTTATCAGCAGGGTGTTAATCAAATGCAAAACATACAGGGCGGCAAAGTCCTTCCTGTTATGCCTAACGAAGTTGCAGCATTGCAGCGTAATCCTGCTATTGCAGACGCTATTGACCATGTAACCAAAAATTCTTACACAGGCGTTAAAGATTTACCACCAACAGACCCAAGAGTATTGACTGCCGCCAAAGTTTATCTTGATGCCCAGTACAGCAACTTTTTAAACAAAACTGCTGGCAGCTTAGACAAGGCTAAGGCTGGTAATGCTTGGGGCGCAAGTCGTGAATTAGACAGTTATTTATCGTCTAAATCCCCTGCCTACGCACAAGGTAGTAAAAACTTTGAAACAGCCCAAAAGACCCAAATTGAGCCATTAAAAGCTGGCCCAGTAGGTCAGATTGCTGAAGGTAATGTTGGTGCTGATGTGTTAATGCCAAATAAACCTGTGTCCTTATACCCTGCCGACATTAAGCGAGCAGTTGACTTATTGCGTAGAAAAAACCCTGATGTAGTACCTACTTGGACACGCCAACAGTTAGAAGCCGTGTTTAACGAAAGCGCACAAAATCTGCAAGGTGGCCCTAACCAATTTGGTGGCCCTAAGTTTGCAGCCAATGTAACTGGGAATGAACAACAACGCAAAAATTTGCGTGAATTAGTTGTTCAAGGTAGCGGTATGCAAGCATGGAAAGGCTTTGAGGACTTCTTACAAGTTATGGAAGCACAAGGCCAGCGTATGCCAGCTAACTCGGCTACAACCTTTAACGAAATGGCTCGCCAAGAAATGGGCGGTGGTTTAGCTACCAAGTTGGCAACACCGTTAACACCATCACGCTTAACCAAAGGCTTAGAACAATGGCAAATGGGCAGTAATGCCCAAACATTAGCTAAAATGTTAACCGATCCTGATTCTGTCAAAAAGCTAGAAGAACTTGCTAGAACTGGCCCTAAATCAGCAAAAGGACAAGTGCTAGTCAATTCCTTGATTGGTGGGTATGTATCGCAAAAACCTGAAATTACAGAGGAATCAAAATGAGTAGAAACGGATCGGGTACTTATACCCTGCCTGTCGGAAATCCCGTTGTATCTAATACTACAATTACTTCCGCATGGGCAAACAACACATTAAATGACATCGCAACAGCCTTAACTGGTTCAGTAGCGTCAGACGGTCAGACCCCAATGAACGGTACTTTTAACATGGGTACTAACCGCATTACCAACTTAGCCAACGCAACCTTGCCAACAGACGCGGTTAACTTATCCCAGTTAAGCGACCCAATTATTTCGGGTAACGCTGATATTGCAGGAACGCTTCATGTTGCTGGTGCTACAACCCTAGATTCCACATTATCTGTGGGCGGCAATGTCACTATCAGCAGCACAGGCGATATACAGATTCCAACAGGGACTACCGCGCAAAGACCTATTCCCGTACAGGGAATGATTCGTTTTAATACGACCTTAGGTCAGTACGAGGGCGCGTTTAATGTTACTGGTAAAACTATTGCATCGATTACCCGTGTTACGACTACAGCAACCTTAACAACTTCTGCTAATCACGGCTTAGTAACAGGTAACTACATTACTGTTAGTGGTGCTACCCCAACAGAATTTAACGGCACATACGCTGTAACCGTTACTGGCAACACTACGCTAACCTACACAATGGCTACCGCACCTGCTGGTAACGCATCGGTGGTAGGAAGTTATTACGCCACGATATGGACACAAATTGGCGGTGGTGCTACGGGCGGTGGTAACGATCAGGTATTTGTACAAAATAGTTTAGTTGTATCAGTAAACTACACATTACCTACAGGTAAAAATGCTTCAAGCGTAGGCCCTATTACAATTAATTCGGGTATCTCGGTTACCATTCCTAGCGGTCAACGCTGGGTTGTTCTTTAAGGAAAATATATGTCATCAGTCGTAATTTCAGGTGATACAAGCGGTGCTATAACCTTAGCCGCGCCAACGGTAGCTGGGGCTAATACTATTACCTTACCTGCTGTAACTGGTAATGCTGTTGTTGCTTCTTCTGCAGTTTCAGCCACAGGTCAAATACCATTTTCTACTGACGGGTCTACCTATACTCCTACAGCAAAAATTGTTCAAGGAACTGCACAAGCATCTACAAGTGGTACAAGCATTGACTTTACTGGCATACCTAGTTGGGTTAAGCGTATTACTGTAATGCTTCAAGGTGTTAGCACTAATGGTACTAGTGTTGTTCAAGTTCAATTAGGAACAGGTGGTACACCTACATATACAACTTCAGGATATTCTTCAAACGCAATTTATAACGGTGGTGCTTTAACTTCAACTAACGGTATGTTAATGGGTGGTATCGGTGCTAGTGATGCTAGAAATGGCGCGTGTCAAATTGTATACATGGGGTCAAATAACTGGGTTTCGTCTTCGGTTATATGCGTTGGAACAAATGGTTTTGCTGGCGGTGGTGGTGTTAGTTTAGCAGCAGCTTTAACAGCAGTTCGTATTACCACAGTAAACGGAACAGACACATTTGACGCTGGTTCTATTAACATCTTGTACGAATAAGGAATAACATGACAGCAACAATAAACGCTTCTACAAGTTCAGGCATCGTACAAACAGCCGATACTAGCGGTAGTCTTGCATTACAAAGTGATGGCACTACTAAATTAACTGTGGCATCTACTGGTGTAACAGCAATTAATTTAACCGCAACTGGCACAAGTTCTATTGCAAATTTAACTACAACAGGCACTTTTGGTGGCGGTGTAATTACTAGCGGCACTTCTCAAGCGTCTACAAGTGGAACTGCAATTACTTTTACGAGTATTCCTAGTTGGGTAAAACGCATTACTGTAATGCTTAATAATGTAAGCACAAATGGCGGTGCGCTCTTATTATTTCAATTAGGAACTTCTAGCGGATTTCAAACAACTGGATATATTACTGGTGGCGGTACTACAACTGGTATAGCAATAGCAGGTTCAGTATCGGGTTCAGATAATAGATTTGGAAGTTGCACATTTTCTTTGCTTGGTTCTAATAATTGGGTTGCTTCAGGAAATTTTGTAATAAATGGAAGTTCCACAAGTGTCGCAACTGGCGGTGTAACACTTTCGGATGTATTAACTCAAATTCGCATGACTACAGTTAATGGTACAGACACATTTGACGCTGGCTCAATCAATATTCTTTACGAAGGTTAATCATGGCTATAACAATTTCAGGTGATTCACCCAATATTAGCGCTGCAACTATTACAACTGGAACAGTCACTACATTAACTGCACCTACAAGCACAATTACCACATTAAATGCTCCTAGCGGAGTTTTTGCCACGCAAAATGGAATGAATGGTATTGCTAAAGCATGGGTAAATTTTGTAGGCACTACAGCGTCTATTAATAGTTCATTTAATATAAGTTCAGTTACAAGAAATGGTACAGGAGATTACACAATAAATTTTACAACTGCAATGCCAAATGCTAATTATGGTGTAGCAACTTCTTGTAGTCAAATAAGTACAACTCAGACAACTTCACTTGGAACTGGTGGAACATACTCTACAACCGCATTACAAGTTTATTGTAATTATTTTGGTGGTGGTTCAAATAATAGAGGTGACCCTTCTGTTGTTAGCGTGGCAATTTTAAGTTCATAAGGATAAATCATGGCACAAGTAATCATTTACACAAACGACAATGGTGGTGTATCTATGACTATACCAACTGGCGAACTTTCTATTGAGGAAGTGCAAGCTAAAGACACCCCTGCTGGTTCAATTATTGTTGATGTTGCAGACTTACCTGATGGTGATTTTGACGCTTGGGAATTAATAGACGGTAAAGTTGTTGTTAACTTAGATAAAAAGAACGCTATTGAATTACAAAAAGAATCTGCTCAATTAGCTAAAACTTCAGCATTAGCTAAATTATCTGCTATTGGTTTAACAGAAGATGAAATAAAAGCGTTAGTTGGCTAATTATGGATGACGGAAAAATAGATTTAGTTCGCTATGGCGCACTTTGGCAAAAAGTAGAAAACTACGAAGAAAAGTTTGATGCTATGAACGCAAAAATAGACAAAATGGAATCCAAGCTGGAAACATTGTGCTATTTAGCGGAGCGTGGACGAGGTGGGTTTTGGATGGGGATGCTCGTTGTATCTGCCATCAGTACCGTTACTGGCTGGTTTATACATTTATTTACTGGTAGGGGCTAATCATCGATCCGTTAACCATCCTAGCTACATTTGCACCATTTGCCGTTGACTTAGGCAAATCGTTAATTAATCGGTTTATTGCTGGTGACACCTTTAAACCTGCCAACATTGACGAATACCTAAAGATGCGTAGCGTGGATTTAGACTTCTTTAAGGCAATGAATGACGCTGGTGGTACTAACCCCTCATATATGTGGGTTGAAGCCGTTGTGCGCCTTATGCGCCCCTCTGTAACGATCATTGTGTTAGGTACTTGGGCGTACTTAGAGTTAAATCATCAATCATCACCAACTGTCACCAACTTTGCTAGTGCCGTAGGATTTTATTTGTTCGGTGATCGCACCTTATTTTATGCAAAGAAAGCAGGATGAACGCTGCACAAGCCAAATCTATCGGAATTGGTGAGGAGTGGGTAGAACCGCTAAACGAAGCATTTGAAAAGTACAACATCACGACTACCAAGCGACAGGCTTGTTTTATAGGTCAAGCCCTGCACGAATCAGGTGGTTTTAAGCACCTTGTTGAAAACTTAAACTATTCGGCTAAAGGTCTGATGGCCACTTGGCCCAGCCGTTTTCCTGACATGGACATAGCAGAAAAATATGAATACCAGCCACTAAAGATAGCTGGCAAGGTTTATATTGGGCGCATGGGTAACCAAACTGTAGAGGATGCCCAAAAATACATTGGTAGAGGTTTATTTCAACTTACTGGCAAGGAAAACTATGCAAACTGCGGACTTGGTATTGGTGTGGATTTGCTTGGGAATCCTGATTGGCTGGCTACTCCTAAATATGCGGCTTTGAGCGCGGCATGGTACTGGAATAAGAAAAGTTTAAATGCTTTAGCAGATGCCGATGACATCACCACAATGACAAAACGCATTAACGGTGGCATCATCGGTTTGGTTGACAGAAAAGCTAAAATAAATATGGTCTTTAACCTTATCAGTTGATTGTTCGCCAAAAACCATAAGCAAACACAGCTAGAAACAACATACCCCCACAAAACGCACCAAAACCATCGAAATCAGACGATTGAGGTCTTTGTATGGCGGTAGCATAGTCGGCATCTTTAAACGCTTCAGAAGCCGTTTTATAGGTTTTACCTACCATTCCTAATGATCGTGTACTCATTTCTCTTGCGCCTTTCTTAGTATTGCTCTAGCAAATTCTTTTATATCTTTTGGGCTTGGTAATGCACTAAATTTATCCCAAACTAAAGCTATTTCCTCATCTGTTAGTGTCTTTGCTGGATGGGTGTAGAGTGGAATACCACGACCACTTACATTAAGGTCATAAACATCGGTAAATTCTAGGTAATCCATCCACGCTACTGGTTTATTGTTCATACTAAGAACCATTCCCTTTCTTTGCGGTTTGAGCCGCTTTGAACAGTCTTGCCAGTTAAGCCAATAATTCCGCTTCTTTTTAATTCAATTAATCTTCTAGCTACTTGGTTATGATCTAACCCAGCCCTTTCAGCAATCAAAGTTTTACCTGCTGCCGAAATCCTTAAAGCGTCAATAATTAAATCGTAATGAGCCGATGGGTTCATTGACTTTGCTGCAAGATGCGATGTAAACGGATCACTATTTCTAGCTTGCGGCTCGTAACTAATAATGTAGTCACCGTTCTTCATCATTTCGTAGTCGGTCATCTGTTTCATTGCATCACCCGTACGGACATTGGTGTTGGTGGGCTAGGCGGTACTGTGTAACCTGTATTACCAACTACACTTGTAGTAAAACCGCTTGGTGTTGCAATAACAACCTGATTAGGGTAGATCGTAGCGGTTTGTGTTGTGTAACCCATCGGGTTAACAAACTGGGCCGTGTTGCCCTGTACCTGAACCGTACCCACATTGTAGCCACGAGCATCGGTCATGGGATAAGTTTGTGCTTTTGCTGGCACTCCGTAAGCAAACATACAACCCAGTAAAGCACCCAATAAACAACTTCCAATAAAGTCTTTCATTATTTTCTCCTTAAATGTAGCAACCAGTTCTATAACAGTAAGCTGCGTAGTCAGCGTCTTTTTCAAACACATCCCAATTTAATTGGTGGATCATTTCGGTAACATCAATGTCGGTGTCAGAAATATAAACTTCTTCAACAGTACCGTCATAGCCGTGAATATCAACCCTTGTGTCACCAACATAAAGATGGCCCATGTACGGGGATTTTTTGATTTTTGCTTGCATTTTCTATCTCACTTTTTAAAAGTATGCCCCCGTAGGGGCTGGTTAATTTATTTACGATCAGCCAACATTGCACGAACATCAGCTTCAGATTTGGCTTCGTAATCACGGCAAACTGGAAACTCGTCACCATTAACCAAAACAGCCATCCAAGCACCGCCAACAGTAGCTTTAATGCGTGGGTTGTAACGGGCTTCTTGTTTGTAAATTTCTTGAACTTGCATTTGTTGCTCCTTTTTCTATATCACTCGCCAATCGAGTAACTACAGTTTAGTTAAGCTAACTTAACAATGCAAGGATTATTTTATAGGGACATACCCTAATGTGCAAAAAAGCAACAGGGCTGTATTTGGCAGTTGATAGCTGTTAGGTGGAAAGCCGCAAAAACCCTAACTTACTGCATCCTACATTGGCGGCTTAACGCCCTAAAAGAAGTTGGGGTACTTGCTTCTTTACGCTTTCCCCCGTTCCCGTGAAGGAATTAAAGATTATTCTTGATCTGATAGACCCTTAATAAATGTTGAAAGCACTCCCAGCCATTTTGTAGCTTGGATTCTTCAACTTCCATTAATTTTACTTGGTTAGTCGTACCGTTGACAAATACTATAGCGCATCTTGCGTTAGGTACGCCTAGACCTTTGCGGTACGCTGCAAGCTGTAACTCATGCTCAAAATAAATATCAACTTTATCGAGGTCGGTATCTTTGGTTTTGAAATCAACAATAAAACCCTTTTTAGCCATCAAGTCACATTTGCCACCAAACCCTAGCGGATGCCCAAAAGACTTCTCAGGCAGCCATAGCTGGCTTCCAAACGCATTTTCTAACGCCTTATCAATCGCGTCTAAGTACGCTGGCTTTATTGGCATATAAACCTGCTCAAAATAGCTTTCGATAATCGCGTGTATTGCAGTACCTCGTTCAGCAGCTTCCCTGCCAGTTGCTTTGGAATCCTGCATAACGCGTTTTAGCCATTCCTGCTCGGGTTCGTTTACTTCTCTAGGCAAGGTCAAGGCCGCAAGTAAAACCTGTTGCTGTTTCCAAGTATCAAGACCAGCCTTAGACATCAAGTTAATGATGGTGGTTACGGATGGTAAAAGACCCTCTTTTCTTGCGTCACGCAAGGTTGTAGGCCTTTCCCCTGTCTTGCCAATGGTTGTGTACGCTGGCACACCGTTCTTGGTGTACCAATGGCCCGTATCTTGTTGTTTGTCTTTAATTATCATCAGAAGGGTATATCCGATAAGTCATCGTCAGCAATCTTAGGCGCATCCGCTTCGCGTTGCTTTTGACCGCGCCATTCAGATGATTCTGTGATCTTTTCTTTGTAATACTTTGGCAGCGCATCGTACTTAGCCTGATCGAACTCTGCTAACCAAAAATGGTTTGTAGGATTAATGCCTTCGGGCTGTACGGCTCGCAATGCGCTAGGAACAGGGCTGATGCCAGTAATGTTGGCGTACTTGCCATCCTCGCTATGCGTAATGTTAACCATGCAAAATTTGCCTAACAAATTCTTAAGATCAAAATTCTTGCGATCTTCCGCAGTCATCTTCTTGTTTGACCAGCTTTCTAAATCTTGACGCAATCTAGCCTGATCTCCCAATGACACGGTATAACGCTTAGAAACAATTAACGGTTTACCGTCATCGGTCTTGAGTGGCGCGCCAGCATCGTCATCGCCATGCAATTCCCAAGTAAATACAACCTTGTGCATGATCTTGGTTTCGCCAGCCCATTCGGTGGCTTGGTGACCCAAGTCAATAATGCTGTACAAACGAGCCATATGCAGCCCTGCTGGGGCTATCTTAAATTCTTTGCTGGTATCTGAAATAATCATTTTGCGCTCCTAAATATTTTGGAAAAATCGTTAATAACATCACGAAGTACTGGGTTTACTTGTGTATTACGAGCAGGTAGGTTACACGCGTAGCGTAGGTCGCCAATCTCATCTGCTGTTAAGAAAACCCCATCCTCGAGGTCTTTAAAGATGCGTTCCAAATGTTCTTGGAAGCTGTTGAAGTCTTGATCTTGCTCACTCATACGAGTTCTCCTGATTAACACGGCACATACCGTACTTAGATATTAAGCCAGCTTAAAACATATTGCAAGTAGTTCTTGAAAAATATGTTGTAAAAATGTTAAGATAGCTTATGGAAAATCAAACAAGAACAATGATTAAACTTTTGGGCGGCCCTACAAAAGTCGCAAACCTAGTCGGTGTAAGCGTTGCGGCTGTGTCTATGTGGCAAAACGGCAACATTCCTTATGACAAGCTGGTGATCCTTGCCGCGACTTTAGAGAAAGAAAGTCATGGCTTGTGGTCAAGAAAAGAGTTGTTCCCACTTTCTTACAAAATGATATGGCCTGAATTAAATTGATGTATACTATGTCTGTCTAGGGTGGAACTTAGGCAGAATAAGACCTCATTCACATGGGTTGGTTTCGACACTTGTTTTATTAAAGTCTAAATTCCACCCCCAGCCCAGTTGAATGAGGTTTTTCTTTGGGCGCGACCTAGCCCGTTCTCAAGCGTGTTGCAACGGTAAAGGCTGTAAATACTCTAGAAACTACTAGGTGCAATGCACCCTCATTTAGCTGTTATTGCTTGGCTATCTAAGAGAACCGTCCTGTATGGATAGACCGATGATGTGATAACGACAGACCTAGACACGCCAAAGACATCGAAGCAATATATACACCTCAGAACTAAGCAAGACTGATAAGCTATTCCTCATAGTAGGGATAGCTATGCCCTAAAATCTTGCAATCCTGACAAAAAAACAACATTGCATAAAAATATTTACTATTAAGATTACTTAACATATACTTCACTTAGATTAACAGTTGGAGTACAAAATGACTTGGAATTTGCGTTTAGTAAATATGAGTAACCCGTACGAAGATTATTTAGAAATTCGTGAGGTTTACTACGACAACATGGGTAAACCCATTGGACACAGCAGGGCAGCTATTGGTGGCGAAGATCGACTAGAAATTGACAGATACATCGAGTTAGCTAAACTGGCATTAGATAAACCTATAATTAAATTTGCAAATCATGAAGATACAAGTAAAGATTCTGAAAGAGAATAAAGATGGTTCAGCCAACGCTCAAGTTGACTTTGACAAAGAAGGACTTGAAGTCCTTGTCCAATGGGGTCTTGTTGCTCTGCTTACCAAAGCAATTGATGAATACAAGGTTAGAGATGACGAAGTTCCTTTCCCTGTGCCAAAGTCTAAAAGAAAACGATTAAAGGATGTGGCATGACATTTGCCGTGTTTTATAGCTTGTACCCCCGTAAGATGGCGCGTAAAGACGCTGAAAAGGCTTGGAAGTCCATGACTACCGATGAACAAGAAAAAGCCATAGAAGCCCTGCCACAGCATCTTAAATATTGGAAGGTAAAAGAAACCGCTAAGGACTACATACCGTACCCTGCCAGTTGGTTACGGGCTGGTCGCTACGATGACGAACTTGACATCGAGCCAATACAAAACAAGAAACCCGAACTGCCCTTTTATGCCACAGAAGAACTGACATTAAAAAAAGCGCAAGAGGTAGGTATAACTCCCTATGCTGGAGAAGGCTGGCAACAGTTAAGATCAAGGATCAGTCAAAAGATTAAACAACTTGAAGAACAACTCTAAACAATACTTAGTTGATTGGTATATTGGTGTAGCAAAAAGGCGTGGCTGGGAAGTCGTGGTTAAACTTTTAAAAGAAAACCCCGAAACCGAAGCGGAAATGAAAATATTAATAAAGCAAAGACTAGGAAAATGAATGAGTTGGCTCTTTTCGCAGGTGCTGGTGGTGGAATACTTGGGGGAAAACTACTTGGATGGAGAACAGTTTGCGCTGTCGAATGGGAACAATACCCAGCAAGCGTACTTGCTTCAAGGCAAAATGACGGATTACTTGAAAGTTTCCCGATTTGGGATGATGTTCAAACCTTTGACGGAACAAGCTGGCAAGGAATTGTTGATGTCATATCAGGCGGCTTTCCATGCCAAGACATATCTGCCGCAGGAAAAGGCGCAGGTATTGAAGGAGAACGATCAGGAATGTGGAAAGAAATGGCACGGATCATTTACGAAGTTCGACCAAAATTTGTCTTTGTGGAAAACTCACCAATGCTCACTCGTAGAGGATTGGGAACAGTTCTCGGGGATTTGGCCAAACTCGGGTTCGATGCTGAATGGGGAGTGTTGGGAGCGTCAGATATTGGAGCAAAACACCACCGAAAAAGAATATGGATTGTTGCCAGACAACGAGAAATTCTTTCATATTCCGACAACGGGAGCAAGCGGTGGAAGCAACAGTCGAAAAGCATTGAAGAAACGGAAAGAAGCAATATGGCCAACACCAACAACTCCTTCGGGGGGGGCAATGCTGGCGGTTCGGGAGCGCACAAAAACGCACTCAAAAATGGGACTTACATACCATCTTCAATCAACCCGAACCTGTACGAATGGCTGATGGGGTGGCCGCAAGGGTGGACAGACTTAAAGCCATTGGAAACGGACAAGTTCCACAAGTGGCAGCAATTGCATGGGAATTATTGATAGAAAGATTAAATGAGAGAAATTGATCCAAATAAATGTATAGACTTTATACTAGAGAACGCAGGTAAATATGCACAAGCTAAAGGCGAATTGGCGCAACTTGAGGCGTTCAAAAGTTCCCTCAAAGCTATTAAAATGGCACAAACTACTGAAACTTCTCTCGGGGCGCAGGAGCGTGAGGCGTATCGAAGTCAAGATTATCAAGACCTGTGTAAGGCCATTGGTGCGGCTACGGAGAACGCAGAGAAATTAAAATGGGAACTAGAAGCAGCCCGTTTACGCCACTCTACATGGCAGACTTTAGAAGTATCAAACCGTAATCAAGATAGGATATTAAAATGACAACTCTCAAGCTAACCGAAGAATTTTTAATTCTTAAACTATTGTGCAAGATGTATGACGAATCACTTAAATCTGCAAATCCAACACAGATGCTTGAATTAAGCGTAGACATTGCTGAATCAGCAGAAAAATTAGAACAGTTGACTGTAGACTATTTGAATGGCCACTAAACTTGAGAAACAAAAATACAGAAAAATCGCTGAACTGGGATGCTCATTATGTAGGCATCTCCAGCTTGGTGAAACGCCAGCAGAATTACATCACATTAGACGAACTGGCAAAAGAAGTAATGCCCCTGTTATCCCGTTATGCCCGTACCACCATAGAGGATCAAATACCAGTATTCACGGAATGGGTCGTAAGCGGTTCGAATTGGAATACCAAATCACGGAAGAAGAACTGCTTGAACAAACGGAGAAGCTAATTGAGTAGTTGGCTAATTATCGTTACTGGTCTTATATACGCTTACATCGGTTTAGAGCAAGCATTTAAAGGCAATATGCCTATGGCAGTTGTATATACAGGCTACGCTTTTTCTAATGTTGGTCTGTACATCATGGCAAAATAATGTAAAATGGTGCATTGCAACATTTAATAGGAGATTGCTATGTACGAAGATCAATTTAAAAAGTTTGAAAAATTTACCGAACAAACCATGCAAATTTATGAATATTGGATTGGTTTTTTTATTAAATCTTTAAAACACTTTAGCAAGTAATTAAAGTTCGTGTCCGTCAAACCCTAGTTCTTGGCCCACAAGCATCTTTCTACGCTTAAATGTAGCATCATGCAATGTCCATTTTCCTGACTTATGTCTAGAACAATGGATCATTTCGTGGGCCATTGACCTAGTAACCGTATCGTAATGACCGCATCTTGCCTTAGAAATACAGAAGATATGTGGCTTTGCTAATGATTCATCGTACTCGTAGGTTGCCATAACCGAGTGATCGTCTACTATCAAGAATCGACAAAGTTCACTAGGCGGTAAGTCCCATTTCAAAAATGGGTGACACTTGGCAAGCGTCAAGTAGATTCCTTCAAGCACCTTTGGCGTGATCTTCATACTGGGTGTATTTTTCCGCGAAATTCAATTTCATCTTCACCAAAAACCCTGATAATTTCAGGCTGCAATAATTGCCCACGCTCAAAGGTCAGCATTACAAATCCCGAGTTCCAGTCTTTTGGCGTATCTTCTGTGTACCGAAACTGTGGGCCATTAGGATCAGCTAAAGTACCTGTTTGTATGCCGTATCTTGTACCGTTGTAGTCATTAAAAGGGATAACAGATAACACATGGGTATGACCTGTAGCCATAGATACACCAGCGTTGACTGTGTTATTTCTTCCACCAGTCCAGCCACCCTTCCAGCGATGCTTGATGATGACATCCTCGTTGCACCATACAGACCAACAACTTTGCCATGCAGGGAAATAATCTTTAAGACAAGTACCGCGCACACCTTCAAACGCAGGTAGGTTATTAACCACGCTGGCAAGCAATCGCTGGTCATGGTTACCCATAGGCCAAAACAATTTTGCGCCCCTTGCAACGGCTTCTATACCGCCTAGATAGTGCTGACAGGCTTCAAGTTCTTCTTTGACACTAGGTAGCTTATCAAAGTCCATACGAGGATGGCGGCTAATACCAGCACCATCAAAGGCATCGCCATTACAAATAATAGCAGTCGGCTTAAATTCTTTAATAGATTCAATAAGAGCCTTGTAAGCTGTAGTAGTAATATCAGGCCAAAAATGGGCATCACTAAAAACAATAACACGACCTTTTTCAACATCAATACCCCTTCTAGTATGGCCTTCAGTTTGTTCTATCTTTTTGACTATGTTAACTCGTTGGTCATTAAATGTAGGTAATTCAATGCCGTGCCGCGTTTCTATGGAACGCCTACGGTTATAAACAGACCTGACATCTTGCTTGTGCATTTCGGCAAACTTTTGAGGGCTACCTATCTTCTTCCATTCGCTAATAAAATCTTCATCAGACAAGTAATAAGAACCCATACACAGCCTTTATAATGGTAAAGTTAGCCAATACTAATCTATTTTAATTGAAAATCAATGACATACGCACGAATTGATACCAACCACAAAGAAATAGTTAAAGCCCTGCGTGAAGCTGGTGCTACAGTTGTTTCTTTAGCCGCAATGAAGCACGGTTGCCCTGATTTATTGGTAGGTTTTAATAACGAAACCATACTGATGGAAATCAAAAAAGACGCTAAAGCCAAATTTACCCCCGATCAATTAGATTTTATTGGTAAATGGCGAGGTGGTGCTATATGTCGTGTGGATAGTGTGGATGCCGCGATAAGAGCGTTAGGAATTACTAGAAAAGTGTTATAAAATAACGCAAAAGGAGCGTTTTATGGAAAACTCGATGGCGTTGTTTCTTGCAACCTTGCTGCATTCAGGTACAAACGCACACTTTTTCCATTGGGCTACCAAATCCTACGCTAAACACAAAGCACTTGGCCATTTTTACGAGAACATTATCGAAGCCACAGACCAGTTGGCGGAAACCTACTTTGGCATCTACGGGCAGATAACCCAGTTTCCGTCTACCTACCATATGCCAACAGAGCCGCTAGCTTATATGCAATCATTACAGCGTTTCGTTAAAGAATCGCGCTCAGACTTGCCACAGGATTCAGAAATTGTGCAATTAATTGACAATATTGCCCAAGAGATTGACACAACTATCTACCTACTTAAATTTAAGGCCTAATATGTTAGACAAATCAGGATCAGCCGAATCAGTCGGCAAAAACATTAAAACCGAAGAAAAAGCTGGCAAATCTAAGAAACAAGCCGTAGCTATTGCCTTGAATACTGAGCGTGAGAACGCTAAAGGTGGCCGTAAAGCCAAGCTAGAAGAGCAGTACGCAAAGTACATTGAGGAAAAATAATGAAGCACATGGATCGCAAGTACCCAAAAGAAAATGCAATGCTGCGCGAGCATAAAGAAACTACTTTTGAAAAGAATCAGGCTGACCGTTTAGCCCGTAGGAAGATGATTGCTAACAAAGTCAAAGATTTGGATAAAGAGGTTAAATAGTAGTAGAATTAACTTATCTTAATCAACTACTTGGATAAGGTATGAGTAATAAACAACAAACAAATAATCCTAAAGGTAGACCTAAAGGTAGCCCTAATAAGTCCACAGCAGCCGCTAGGGAAGCGATAGCACAGTTCGTTGATGGTAACGCACACAAGATGCAAGAGTGGCTAGAACAGGTCGCTATTGGCGTTAAAAACGATGACGATAAATACATTGTTTTACCTAACCCTGAAAAAGCATTTGGGATGCTTCAGTCTGTAATGGAGTACCACCTACCGAAGTTAGCCCGTACCGAGCATTCAGGCGATGAAGATCAGCCAGTCAAGGTCATCCACGAACACAAGTTCCTAGATTGAAAGAGTTAGTTAAAAAGTACGAGTACCCCTACAAGGCTAGGGAAGCGTTTTTAGACTTTCACAGGCGTAAGGAACGCTGGGCTGTGTTGGTTTGTCATCGTAGAGCAGGTAAGACCGTTGCTACCATCTGCGACACAATACGCAGGGCAATCACCGAGAACAAAGAGAGTGCAAGGTACGCTTATATTGCACCATATTATGCCCAAGCCAAGAATATCGCGTGGGACTATCTACTAAAATTTGCAGAGCCAGCTATTGTTAAGGCTAATCAATCAGAATTGTGGGTAGAACTTGTCAACGGATCAAAAATTAGACTGTTTGGTGCTGATAACCCTGACGCTTTGCGCGGCTTGTATCTTGATGGCGTGGTATTAGACGAGTACGCAGACATGAAACCCCGTCTGTGGGGTGAGATTGTTAGGCCATTACTTACTGATAGACAGGGCTGGGCTACCTTTATAGGTACACCAAAGGGCCACAATGCGTTCTATGAAATCTATAGCGAAGCGCAAAAGAACCCTAACTGGTATGTCAAGACGCTAAGAGCAGACCAATCAGGGCTACTGCCTGACGCTGAATTACGGGATGCCGAGCAGTCAATGTCTAGTAATCAGTACGAGCAAGAGTTTCTTTGCAGCTTTGAAGCAGCTATTTTAGGGGCATATTATGGACAAGAAATGCGTAGGCTTACTGATCTTGAGCGTATTACTACCGTTGATTACGATCCTATGTTTCCTTGCCATACCGCTTGGGACTTGGGATTTAATGACAGTACAAGCATTTGGTGGTTTCAGGTTGTCTACGGGGAGATTCGGGTACTAGATCACCACTCATCTAATGGTCAGGCCATACCTTTTTACACAGGTTTGCTGGCACAAAAAGAAGATGAGTTTGGCTACAAATATGGCTTTCATTACCTGCCACATGACGCTAGGGCAAAAACACTAGCAAGTGGTGGCAAGAGCATAATCGAACAAATTGCGACAAAAATCGACATAAAACACCTAAAAATTGTTCCAAATCTGTCATTACAGGATGGAATACAGGCAACAAGGCTTGCATTAACTAGAGCATGGTTCGATAATAGATGCGAAGAAGGCATTGAATGTTTGCGTCAATATCAACGGGAATGGGATGATGACAAAAAAGTATTTCGGGATCGCCCAAAGCACGACTGGACATCACACTCTGCCGATGCCTTCCGTTATCTGTCTATTGTTTGGAAAGACGAGGACAGCCCTATTCTTAAGGACACACGCATCAAAGGACTTCATGTCGGTCAAACGGATGTAACGCTTGACGAAATGTGGAAAGAAACCCCAAAACAAACTTTTAAAAGGATTTAATTATGTCAGGCGTAAATCAACCATTTGGCACATTCTACGAAACCGTAGCCGCATCACAGACTGCCCAAGTATTAGGCGTTACTGGTGCTGCTGGTGACACATTGATGCGTCTAGTTATTACTGTCGGAACTTCTGCCACATCTACAGTTAGCCTACTTGATAACGCTACATCCTACGCAATCATGGCCGCTAACACCCCGATTGGTGTGTATGTCATTGAAATTAATGCAGTTTCAGTTAGTGGCGCATGGAAGGTCACTACTGGAGCAGGTGCAACTGTTTTGGCGGTAGGCAACTTTAGCTAAGGATTTATATGGATCATACATACGAAGATTGGTACAACACGATTGGCCAATATGAGCGCACTTTCAAGGAGTGGGAAGGGCGAGCAGACAAGATCGTTAAGCGATACCGCGATGACAACCGCACAAGGAATAATCCTAATGCCAAGTTCAACATCCTATGGAGCAATGTACAAACCATTACCCCTGCGGTATTTGCCCGTTTGCCAAGACCCGATGTTTCAAGGCGGTTTCGTGATAATGATCCGATAGGCAGAGTGGCATCTATGATGCTAGAACGCGCCCTAGAGTATGAGATTGAGCATTACGGTGACTACGGTAGTGCGATGAAGCAAGCAGTCCAAGACCGTCTGTTAGGTGGTCGCGGTACGGCATGGGTTCGTTACGAGCCACACATCACTGGCGAAAAAGAGGCCGAGGGATCACCCGATGATGGCTGGCAGGTTACTGAAGATATTGATGAAGCTGAAACCGAAGGCGGTATGTTCCGCGAGGATCAGGAGCGTATCGAATACGAATGCGCGCCCGTTGATTATGTACATTGGCGTGATTTTGGCTTAACTGTTGCCCGTACATGGGAAGAAGTAACAGCAGTATGGCGTAAGGTTTACATGGGTAGACCAGCATTAGTTGAGCGTTTTGGTGAAGAACTGGGCGGTCAGATACCGCTTGATACCAAACCCGAAACATCTAAATCGTTTAACGAGAAGATGGGCGAGGGCGCGAAAGAAGCTGTTATCTACGAAATTTGGGATAAAACTAGCGGTCAAGTCTTGTGGCTATCTAAGTCATTAGGCAAGATTCTTGATGAGCGTGATGACCCACTACAGCTTGAAAACTTTTGGCCATGCCCAAAGCCAATGTTCTCTACATTGACTACAGACACGCTTGTACCTGTTCCTGACTATGTTTTGTACCAAGACCAAGCAAGACAGTTAGACACCCTTGCAGACCGCATTGATGGCTTTATCCAAGCATTGAAGGTTCGTGGCGTGTATGACGCTTCTGAGCCATCTTTAGCCCGTTTATTCTCCGAAGGTGAGAACAACGCATTGCTGCCAGTTAAGAACTATGGCGCATTTAGCGAGAAGGGTGGACTGGTTGGTGCTATTAACCTAGTAGACATCAAGCCAATAGCCGAAGGTTTGAATATGGCTTACCAAGCTATGGAACAAGTCAAGGCTCAAATCTACGAGATTATGGGTATCGCTGACATCCAGCGCGGTCAAACTGATCCTAACGAAACACTAGGCGCACAGATTATTAAGTCTAACAATGCTTCAGGGCGTTTAAAGACTATGCAGCACGATGTGGTGAACTTTGCTACAGCCCTGCTTCAGATCAAGGCACAGATTATTTGCCAGCATTTCACGGATGACACTATCCTAAAGATTAGTGGCGCGATGCAGTTATCACCGCAAGATCAAGCACTTATCCCACAAGCATTGCAACTTCTGAAAGACGAACCTGCCAAAAACTTCCGTATCGAAGTGACATCAGATTCCATGATCTATCAGGATGAGCAACAAGAAAAGCAAGACCGCATGGAGTTTTTGCAAGCTATGAGCGGATTCTTACAGCAAGCCGTACCTGCCGCACAATCTACGCCTGAACTTACACCATTGATGATGGAGATGCTAAAGTTCGGTGTAACAGCATTTAAGGCTGGTAAAGGTCTTGAGGGTCTTATTGACGAAACAGCCGACAAGTATCGTCAGCAAGCTAAACAGATGGAAGGCCAACCCAAGCCACCGACACCCGAAGAACAAAAAATGCAGATGCAGATGCAACTTGAGCAAGCTAAGATTCAGGCCCGTCAGGGTGAACTGCAAGCCCAAAGCCAGCTTGAACAACAGAAGATGCAGATGCAAGTTGAGTTGGAGAAAGCCAAGCAAGAATACCAAGCACAAGAGAACCAGCTTAAATTCCAGTTGGAAGACCAGCGCAATCAGCGTGAAGCCGAATTTACTGCACAGCTTGAGCAAATGAAGATGATGGCAGACAAAAAACAAGCCGAATTGGACAACAACAAGGCTATTTTAGTGTCCTACCTTGATAACGCTACAAAACTAGAAACTGCTAGAATAGGCGCAGGGTTAGATGATGGTACTGCTGCTTATATTGAAGCAATCGAACAAGCTAAAATTCTACAAGATTCTATGGGGTACTCACAAATGGCAGACCATCCACTTAAACCAGCATTAGACCAAATGCAACTCAGTAACCAACAGTTGACAGAAATGTTAGCCGCATTGATTACTAAGATGACACAACCTAAAACAGTATTGCGAGATGAAAACGGTAAGATAGTGGGAGTTCATTAAGATGGCTTTTATTCTTAAAGATAGGGTTCTTGAAACCTCAGTCACTACAGGCACAGGGACAATTACCCTTGCTGGTGCGGTAACTGACTATCAAGGATTTACAAGTGCCATAGGTGCTGGCAATACAACTTACTACACAATTGAAAACCCAAATACAGGTGAATGGGAAGTAGGACTTGGAACAGTCGGCACAAATACGCTGACTAGAGATACTGTTCTATCCTCAAGCACAGGTTCTAAGGTCAGTTTTACGGCAGGAACAAAGAATGTATTTTGTGATTACCCTGCAAGCAAAGCAGTAGCCTTTGATGCCAACGGAAACATTACGACTAACTGTTTATTTGAGGGTTATGTAAACCAAGCGGCAAGTGGAACTGCAATTGTTTTGACTGCTGCTTCTGCACAAAACTATCAGATAACAGGGTCAGGCGGTCAAACAATAAGACTGCCTAATGCCACGACTTTGCCTAATGGCGCAACATTTACCTTTAATAACAATCAATCGTCAGGTACGATTATTGTCCAAAACAATTCTTCTACAACCATTGCCACAATCAATTCAGGCGGCTATGTAACAGTCGTATTGCTTGATAATTCTACGGCAGCAGGTTCATGGGATAGGCACGATTCAACCCCTGCTAATGTGTCTTGGTCTACCAATACCTTAGACTACGCAGGGTCTATTACTTCAGCTACATGGAACGGCAATACTGTTGCTTACAACAGAGGTGGCACAGGCCAATCTTCAGCGTTTGTAGCTGGTGGCGTGGTTTATGGTGCTTCTACAACCGCAATGGGGGTTACTCCAGTTGGCACAGCAGGTCAAGTATTACAGTCTAATGGTGCTTCTGCTCCTACTTGGTCTACAAGCGCAGGTGTTACTCAATCTGATGTAGGCACAGCACCAAATCAAATTCCTTTAAATCAGTATCTTGGAACAATGGCTTACCAAGATGAAGCTGGAGTTAATATCACTGGTGGAGTTGCTACATTAAGCACAACTTCTGTTGGACAATCTATTACCAATGTCAATTACATTAGAACTACTGGTGGTGCTACTGGTGTTGCCCCTGTTATTGCTTCACTAGGAACTGATGCCGATATTCCATTAGTTCTACAACCTAAAGGGACAGGTGCATTACAAGCACAATTAACTGATTCTACTACTGCTGGCGGTAATGCTAGGGGTAGTAATGCAGTAGATTGGCAAACATCAAGAAACTCTGCTGCACAAGTAGCAAGTGGTGTAAGTAGTGCTATTGGTGGTGGATTAAGAAATACTGCATCAGGCGCACAATCAGCTATAGTTGGTGGCTCAACATCTACATCAAGTGGTGCTAATAGCTTTATTGGTGGTGGTGGTTCAAATACTTCAAATGGTGCTTATTCGGTTATTGGTGGTGGTCAGTCTAATACTTCTGCTGGATTTTTTAACTATATTGGCGGTGGTTTTACAAACTCAGGAACAGCATCTGCCGCAGTAACTACGCAATCAGGAACAATGAATGGCACAACAGCCGTAACGCTATCAGGCAGCAATGCAAGTATTAAAGTAGGACAATTAATTACTGGCACAAGTATAGCTTCATACACTTATGTTGCTGCAATCTCAGGAACTTCACTTACATTAAGCCAAGCCGCATCAGGTTCATCTACTTCAACTTTATCTTTTTATACCCCTCATGGAATAGTAGTAGGTGGTGGTAATAACCAAGCAACAGGCGCTTACTCATTTATTGGTGGTGGTGGCGATGCTGGTACTGCGACTAACCGAAATGTGGCTAGTGGGGATTGGTCAGTAGTTTGCGGTGGAGCTAAAAATACAGCATCAGGAATAGCTGCATTTATTGGTGGTGGTGGTTTTGATAACACTACTACAAATGCTAATACTGCATCAGGCATTGCATCAGTAGTGTCAGGCGGTTTGTCCAATAATTCAGGTGGTTTGGGTGCAACTATTGTTGGTGGTAGAAACAATACCGCAGATGCAACTTGTGGAACAGTTATAGGTGCTTGGGGAAGCACTAGGTTAATAACTGGAAATACTGTTTTTGCATCATCTTATTCACCATTTGGGACATTTACTACAGGTCAAACACAATCTGCATTACTTTTATTAGGCAGACAAACAACTGATGCAACTGCTACTGTATTAACTTCTACTACTTCTGCGGCTAGTGGAACAAACCAAGTAATCCTACCTAATAACTCTGCTTATTACTTTAAAGGAACTGTTATTGCTGGTGTTACTGGTGCTGGCAATTCTAAAGGTTGGACTATTGAAGGTGTAATTAAGCGTGGTGCTGGTGTAGGCACAACGGCTTTAGTCGGCTCAACAGTTATGTCTGCATACGCTGACGCTGGTGCAGTAACTTGGACAGTAGCACTTTCAGCAGATACAACCAATGGCGGTTTAGCAGTAACAGTAACAGGACAAGCATCAACTACTATTCGCTGGGTAGCAAAAGTAGAAACAACAGAAATGACTTACTAAGGAGAATTAACATGGCTTTAAAACTTAACCTAGAGCAAACTCAATTTGGTGTACCAGCACCAGAGGCTTATGCTCGCATTACTAATTTCTTTGGCACTAAAGACCAAATCCAAGTGCAAGTAGCTATTTACTTTAATGAAGATGCACGACATGGCAATATGGCTACAGTTAAAGAAAATGCACACTATATTGCTATTGAAGATTTAAAGGGTGATTTAATCCCTGCAATCTATAAAGTATTAAAAACTTTCAGCGATTACGAAAACGCAGTAGACGCTTAA